CGCAACCGCCTGTCTTATTGTCCGAAGGCAAGCATTTATAGTCTTCATTTTTTGCATACTCATCCCATTTCGGATCATCATTATCTATTACAGCATATAGATCTACAGATGCGTTTGTGCCAACAAAGGATGCAGCTAGTCTGCTCATGTTTTCAGGTCTGCCTCTAGTTGGCACTATCACGCAGCTTCTCATAGTAGAAGGGTATGCAGGTTAGTTTTTAGTTATGAGTATTTCATAAAGCGTGTCTAGCTTATTTTCTATGCGCCTGACTCTGCCCTCTAAATTATGCCCACCATTGTGGTCATCTTTAAGCTCTGACAAATAGTGTTTGACTATCCACCGAATACCTGCAAAAACAGAGGCAACAATTGTTAAAAGAGCTACTGCGAGAGCGGCCATGTCATTGGCACTCATTTACTATTGCGGCCAAAGGCCTTATCTTCGCCATCAAAGTATCTAATCAAAGGGGCGACTAGCGCACCTGCAAGGATAGATAGCTCAGGGCGTATGTCAGCTACTAAAGCCAAAGCTGTAGTGACAGTGGCAGCGGCTACGCTGCGTGCATAAGATTTAACAATTGCCTTTTGTTTTGCACTAAGTTTCATTTTATTCCTAACTGTTTGATTTTATTTTGCACCTGAGTTTTTGTCATGGCTATTTCAAAGTGCATCTCATCCTTACGCTTTTTGTAATTACCGCCCCAAGCCAAGCCATACTTAACTAAAAGCAATTGTATAGTATTTGTTTGCTCTTTTGTAAATGTATTTGCTTTACCTAAAGGGTGTTTTGTAGCGTTCAAATCTACAGCTGTACCAGATGAGTGATTGCTTAGGACTTTATCTGATCCTCTAGTCATCCTAAAGGCATAACCCCAGTCATCTAATTGACCTTGATCAATAGGCTCTACAAGCTCATGAAACTCTTTACAAAAGGCAACAAATATTGGTGCTACATCTTTTGCACATGCAATCTTAAGAGATGTGCCGGGTATAGCAAAAGATTGTATGCCTATAGCTTTGCGGTCTTCACTAGCCGGCCAGCCATTAGGACTTGTTAGTTCAATGACTCTTGCCATCCATTACACACTTCCTCAAGATTGTGCTATAAACCTAAAGCCCTTAGATCATCTGTAGTTAAACCAAGCGCGGCTAACTTGCCTTCGGCTGTTGCTTTAGCAGTTGCTTTTGCTTCGGCTTCGGCTTTACGGATTGCTGCATTTTCTGCATCAATAGCCATCTGTGCTATCTCAGCATCTGTGGCATCTCTGATAGTTTCAATACCTGTTTCGCAGTTATATTCTTTAATTTGTGGTTTATTCATTATTTAACTCCATATACATAGACAGTTCCGCCAGCCATTGTTCCACTGCTAGTAAAGAAATTTAATTCGGAAATAGCAGTTGTTTGATTATACCCAAAGAATTTTTGGTACACGCTTGCATTTGTTGGCGTTGTAGCATTCGGGGTTAAATTAAGTGACCGCCCTAATTTCCAAGTTGTAGTGCTTGCATAATTATAAAATTCAGCGATAGCCATTCCTGTTGTTACAGTATCATCCGCATCTGATTGAAAATCAAAATAAGTAGTATTGAAAGGATTACTACCACCAGAACTTACAATATCAAGATACCTATTTGCTGTACTGTCGTTATTAACTCTAAATCTAATAACTTGAGAATCAGTATTTGGTCTAGGATTTGATATTAAAATAAACAAATTGTTGTAAGTTGCAGGAATTGAACTTATTGTTACTGTTGAACCAGTTAATGCGGTTCCGCCAGTATTTATTAAAGTCATACCACCACCGCCAGCAGGGGTAGCCCATTTAAGCCCAAGTGTTTCCCCAGAGTCAGCTGTGAGGACTGTGTTATTAGCACCAATGGGGATACGGGCATCTGATGTGCTGAAACCATAAAGATCACCTTTAGTAGTCAAAGGTGATGTAGCTCCAACCTGTATGAAATCATAAAATACTGAGGATGATGTGCTAACAAAATACAAGATACCTGCATCATTTTGTGGCAATATTAAACTGCCAGCTGTTGCCACTGTAGCTGTGCCGGCGGTTATAGTTAAGTTACCACTTCCTAGATTTTGTATAAATACTGTGTCACCGGCTGCAAACAATCCTGTATTTACTGTGATTGTTGTTGCACTAGTAGAGGTCATTGAAATTGTTGTACCAGCATCCGCGGCTACTAATGTGTATGAAGCTGTTTTAGCAGATGCAGCTCCGCCTAACATTGCGGTCTGTTGTAAAGATGTTAATTGCGCAGCGGTCAAAACCTGCCCCGTGGTAAATGTCTGTTTTGCCATGTATCTCCTAGTAGCTCAAACTATCTTCATCAAGTAATCCATCAACAGCTGAGTCTAGCAAAAAACCTACCGCAAAGGGTTGCGCACATGAAAATGTTACAAGAAAAGAATTAGGTGTGATTTGATATTGTACACCGGCTATAACGCTATCACTGACCACATTGCCGGCAGGTAAGGTTTGTGTAACCTCAATAGGGTTGAAAATGTCAAGCTCTAAAGCTGCCGTAGTCCTAGCAGGATCATCCTGACCATAAGCATCTACAGTCAAAGAATTAAGCTGTATATCAACACCCTGCTCTTTGCGTGAGGCAATAATCATTTGTGCCTGTTGTAGAGCATCTGCCTCAGTCTGCATAAGTCCTGATCTGACCCTACTATGCTGAAAGTAATCATCAATGCTTGCAGTGTCACTAGCTGTTTGGGCTGTCAATCCAGCCGGCGTGACAGTTACTTTGTTAATCATTTGAAAGTCAGATATATCAAATTCAACATTTTGATAGGTTATATCACCTGATCCATTAACATCTGAGAATTTTGTAAGTGTAGATCCAGAGGCAGTAATGATGTCTGTCCTTGACATAAATTTAACAAAGCCTCTTTGATCTACATATAAAGCCCCGGTTTCTGTCTGCTCAATTTCTTGCAAAGCTCCAAGTAAAGATCTTGAATTGCCGCTATCGGCTTGGACTGTGGTAGTAGATGTTGTAGATATATCCCTCATAAAAGCCGGCCACTCTCCAGCATCAAGCAAGCTTGTAACTCTTTGCGCTGTGGTCTGTCCTGCACTGCCCCCGCTGACAGTAGTTAAGGTTGTAAGATTTAGAAGCTGAAAACCATCCACACAATTAAGTGTGACATAGGCAGGATCAAATCCGCTAGGGCTTTTGTAATTCCACTCTTGTACATAAAAAGATCCAAGGCTGTAGTTAATGCTGTTAAAAGATGCAGTCATGCGGATCTTACGCATAGGTTTAATTTTGTCATAAAGAGGTGAGGATGTATTGGCAGGGTTAAATGTACCTGTTTGATCAACAAATACTATCTTTGCACTACCACCAATAAATGAGTCAGATGATCTATTAAAGGCACGCCTTATGTAGCACTGCGTTACAAAAGATGTTATATCTACAACATCCGCCGCACTTGTGCCAAGTATTGAGGCATCTAAAGGTGTTGCAGGATCATCTAGCACAAGAGCCGGATCAAAACTCGCTCCGCCTTGGAAATCTATCTCCGCCTTAAATACTGCCGCCGGCATTATCTACCTAAGTTTGCTAACTGGGTAACTGCACCGGTGCGGTTTAAGTTATACAAAACATCTTGGATTACAGATTGTAATTGACCCTCAGAGATTACAGAGCCTTGCACATTAACAACCACCTTTGTACCCATGGTACCCATGCGATCTAATGGAATTACAGCCTCAGCTCCGGCTTCACCAATCATTGCCATTGTAGGCTTATTAACAATGCCACCATCTGCCATGCGTGGTATATCTAAAAGGTTTTGATAATAAGCAATTGCTTGAGCAGTCAATCTACCACTAGCCGCTGCACCGGATCCTGTTGGATCACTTTTGCCTAATACTTTTTTTAGATCCAATCTGACTTGCTCTCCGGCTGCGATTGGGTCTGCACCTGACAAAATTTGTTGTTGTATTTTAGGACTTATACCAGATATATCGGTTTCCGCAGCTGTCGGTGGAGCTAACTTTTTCTTAGCTAAATCATCTAATAATCCAAGCATTTTGCGTAACTCATCATTAGCTGCGAACAATGCTTTCAAATAAAGCAAAACCTCAACAGTAGTAATACCCCATTTTTTAGCTAACATCTCAACCTCTGCGGTTGTAATTTGACCATCCTCAATAACTTTAAGTACATCTGCATATCTCAAAGCTTCATCAATAGCTTTTGTAGTGCCATCTGCTAATTTTTGCAACAACCTTACGCGGATCTCATCCTCAGCTGACAATTTACGGCTCAATGCAGCTTGTAGATTGATCTTTTCTATGTCAAACATAGACTCAAGTTCTGCCTTTTTCTTATCTAATGCAGCTTGAGCAGCCTTTTCTTTTGTAAGTTTTTTAGTCTTATCTAAAGCGGCAGCGGCAAACTTATCAAACTTTGCTTGCAAGGCGGCTAGTTTTGCGGCAGCCTCTTTTTGTTCTTTAGTTTGCTCTACAGTTTCTTTGGTTGTTTCAGATATTTTTTTGCCGTCTGCGGCAATACCACCAAAAAGCTTTTTTAGTCCATCATACAAGCCCGGCAAAACCGGAATACTTTGAAAAGTAAATATTTTGCTTAATATTGGGTCTGCATCAATTGACTTGCCAAGACTTTGAAAAGCATCTCTAATTTTGTCAATCTTGTCAGCCAATGAAATCAAAATGTATCCGCCGTTTAGTCCTAACTGTTCAAGTTTTGAACCAAAAACATCTGTTGCACCACTACTTCCAATAATGATTTCGGCAGCGGTAATAAATCCTTGACCTAAGTTTTCTTGAGCTTCACCTGCACTAATTGTAAGGTCATCTAATTTTGACCCAAAGGTTTCAGTAGCTCTTTGAGCAGCTCCCCCAAACTTTAGAGTAAGGTAATCTGTTATATCAGCCAAGCCCATTTCTTCGGCTGTAACTGCATTAAAGCCAAGACCTAATTGACCTAAAGCTCTAAATTGTCCTCTATTGGCTTTGCCTAAAGCATCTGTCACTGAAAGTAAATCAACGCCTGACCCTTTACTTGTGTCAATTGCAACACCCAATAAACTTTGTGCCTTACTTAAATTACCTGTTGAAATAATCAAACCATTTAGAGCAGGTGTTAATTCATCCTCAGTAATGTTTGTGGCTGTTTGCAGATCTGTAATAAAAGTTTTTACACCTGCTAAAGATCCAAGCTCATTGATTGAGGTAAGAGATTGCTCTATAGATTTGTCTAGTCTTTCCTGCTCAAGTGCAGCTCTTACAGATGATCTAGCAAGTCTGTCTAAAGCAATGGCCGCACCAATACCAGCTGTAACTAAAGCGGCTTTTGTTGCAAACTTACTAGAGGCAATAACCTTGTCAAAGCCCTTAAGCTCTTTGGTAGCCCTTTGTAAACCTTTTTTATCAAACTTAGTTAAAAAGTTAATTACAACATTTTGACTCAATGCCATTAGTTACCCCTAAATGTCTGAGCAAGGTACTTGTCAATTACAGCTCGGATGCCGTTCAAAGCCTGTTCACCTTTTTGAGCTGTAGCTTTGTAGATAACTCTTTTACCTTTGCCATCTCCGGCAATTGCGCCGTGAGCTTGTGACACCTTTCGGATGAAGCCCTCACTAGCATTAGGGTTTCGGCTTACTCGCCTTGTTTTGCCTCTACTCCTAGCTGTACCGCCGCCTGTTAATTCAAAAATTATTCCCGGCACAGAGGCATTAACTAACGCTAAAGCTGTTGTTTCAATACCCATGCCACGCCTTGCAACTTTGACTTTTGCGCTTGTAATTTTTACACCGGCTATAGCCTCTTGTTGCGACCATTGCCATCTTGATTGATTTGTTTTGCCATAGGTACGGCCTCTATGAGTTTGATCAAAAGCCCACCCCCATGTAGGTGGATAGTAAGGTTTAGTATCTCTCCAACCCGGAAACACCTCGGCCGGTATAAAACTCTTGGCTAGTTTTTCTACAGGTTTTATTTGTTTGCGTAATTCTTTCTGAAACAATTTTTTTGTATCTGGATTAACTTTCTCTATTTTTTCCATAAGTTCATCTAACCCTGATACATAAACAGCCTTGAGAGATCTGTCTGACTTAAGCTTTGCCACTATCTCCGCCTGACTGTCCCTTTTGTTTTTGCAGCCTGTTCTTGCAATATTGCTTTAATCGCCATATACACCGCCGGATCAACCTCTAGTAAATCTTTAGGGCTGATACCTGTGCTAACCGAAATGGCGGCGACTTCCCAAATTTGTCCATGTCGGTCTAGCCATTTTTTGCTTCATACAACAAATCAACATCTATAAATTGATTGATGTAATCATCACCAAAAGCTAGTTCAGTCTTACCTAAATCTTTTTCCAATCGCCAAGCAAGCCACCACAAATCAGACTCCATTTGTAGCTCACCTAATCTCTTACGCCATCCTGTCTTAAACTCAGCCTCAAAGGCCACTTTCACAGATGGCGTAAGATCATAAGTAATCTTCTTGCCGTCTTTCTTTGTTATTTCAATCTTGTGCATGTCCCACCTTTTCTTCTTAGCTTGTAGCTTTAGTCAATGCTGTTACTGGGAAGGTCACTGAGGCTGTAGCAGCTGCATCTGTGCTGCCTGAGATCGGTGTCCATTGAGTAATCAAACATGACATGCTATAGCTTGGATTTGTAGCTGTGACTGTACCGGTTACTGGAATCAATTTGATTGCCAGTTTTTCACCAATCTTGTCTTCAAAAAGACTGTTCACTGAGGCTGCCGCAAAATCATTGAAGATTTCCATACTGATTGATGATACTTCAATACCACCGATCATATTCTGTACAGTATCGTTCATGGCAGTTATAGTTACTGCCTCTACTTCGCG